ATACAGAGGTTTGCTGACAATCCACCCCTTGTACTACCTAAGACAGACCATCAACGTCTAAAGGAGCTTAAAGAGCTGATGATTAGGAGTGGAGGTAAGGATGTGGCTCAGAAGGTTATTGAGATAGCCCTTAATGATGAGCATCCCCATCAATTAGTAGCTTTAAAGATGTGTCTTGATAGGACTCTTCCTGTTTCTTTGTTTGAAAAGGACAAGAGCCAGAGAAGTGCTGTGACTATCAATATCACTGGTTTGGGACAAGAACCACTGGTAGTAGACACTGAACAACCTGAAGATGTAGAGGCTAAATATGGTTAATTGGATTCTTACTGTAAACAGACCTGAATACTGTGAAACCAAAGACTTGTTAGTTCCGAAAGACAAGTTGACTGAGTTGTTGAGAAACCTATTAGAGAGTGATGATTGGTCTATTAGTGCTTCAATAACGATTAAACCCACAGATATGGAGTACTTTGATGGCTGATCTGAACTTCTCTCTACTTCCTTGGCAACAAGAGGTATTTAAAGACACGACTCGGTTCAAGGTTGTGGCTGCTGGGCGTAGGTGCGGTAAGAGTCGTATGGCGGCAGTTACCCTACTGATTGAAGGACTCAAGTGTCCACAAGGCTCTGCGGTTCTTTATGTTAGTCCCACTATGGGACAATCAAGACAGATTATTTGGGACTTACTGCTAGACCTTGGTAGAGAGGTAATTCAGAGTAGTCATGTGAACAATCTAGACATTACCCTGATAAACGGGGCTAGGATATACGTTCGTGGTGCGGATAGACCTGATACCCTTCGTGGAGTCTCACTGACCTATGCCGTTCTCGATGAGGTTGCCGACATTAAGCCCGAGGCATGGGAACAGGTCATTCGAGCCAGTTTGTCTGATAAACGGGGGAGAGCACTGTTCATCGGAACTCCAAAGGGTAGAAATTGGTTCTATGATACCTTCAAGCTGGGCGAGTCAGAGGATGACCCTGATTGGAAGAGTTGGCACTTCACCACTGCTGATAACCCCTTGATTGACCAAAAAGAGATAGATTCCGCTAAAAAGACCTTAAGTTCCTTCGCTTTTAAGCAAGAGTTTATGGCTTCATTTACCAATGCGGGTTCGGACATCTTCAAGGAAGAGTGGATCAAATACGGGGTAGAACCTGAACATGGAAGCTATTACATCGCTGTTGACCTTGCAGGATTCGAGGAAGTTGCCAAACAAGCCGCCAACTCTAAGAAGCGTCTGGATGAGTCTGCTATATCCATAGTCAAGGTTACAGACGATGGGAAGTGGTTTGTTGAGAAGATTGAACATGGACGTTGGGACATCCGAGAGACTGCCTCTAAGATTCTGATAGCCATTAGAGACTACCGACCCCTTAGTGTGGGGATAGAGAGGGGGGCTTTAAAGAACGCTGTTTTGCCGTATCTTAGTGACTTAATGCGTAAGAATAATACCTATGCTCACATCATAGATTTGACCCACGGGAATAGAAAAAAAGCGGATCGAATCATCTGGGCTTTACAAGGTAGGTTCGAGCATGGCAGAATTGTGTTAAATTCGGAAGAAGATTGGGATGAGTTTGTAGACCAGTTAATCCTGTTCCCTGCTCAAGGAGTCCATGATGACTTGCCTGACTCCCTCAGTTACATTGACCAACTGGCTGTTACATCTTACATGGAAGAGGATGATAGCGAGGATTGGCAACCTGTAGATATTATTAGTGGGGTATAAGAATGGCAGATGGACTATTTAATCCTTCTCGTCTGTATGACGCATTAAAGCAATACGGGCTTTTGCCTAAACACGCTAATTATTCTCCTGCTGGGGATGCGCAGGGGTTATTCAATTCACAAATTAATCGAGTAGTTGCCCCAGATGCCTCATTAGTTGGTAGAGACAAATATGCCATAGATGCTACTATGGCGACATTGGCTCATGAAATGACCCACTCGGTTCAAAGTAATTTGCTTTTGAATACTGCTATGCAAATTCAATACAAGAAACAAAGAGGCGAAAAACTTACTGATCAAGAGCAACAGTATTTAAGAGCATCTGAACAAATGTTTGCTGACCAATTTGGTAATGTTGGTAGTTTTGATAGAAGAAAATTTCTACAAGACACGGAGTCTTATAAAAGCATGGCGAAGAGTATGTATTCTTCGCCAAAAGGTGATAAAGACTTTGAAAGATATAGAACATCTCCAAATGAAGCCCAAGCATTTGGAGTTGGTAATATGTCTTACTCATCAGACTTGAGTAGACCAGGACAAAATCCTCACTTCGATCCTTCAATGGCTCAAGAGTTTGACATATTATTGTCGATGTATCAAAATCTGCCAGACTCTTTAAAGAGTTCAGCTGCTTCTATTAAGAAGACACAAATAGAAAAAAATCGTGAAAAGTCTGACGATTATTATCTTCAAACGGCAAAAGATTTGTTTAAAAACCCTTTTGAACCCACTATAAAATAGTATAGAAAGTAATGACTATGGCAGACGAATTCAACAAGTTTGATGAACCATCAGACTCAGACAAAGAGATAGTTAACTTTGTTGTCAACCATTGTGATAGATGGAGGGATTGGAGAGATGTCAATTGCCTTGATGATTGGCTAGAGTACGAGCGCATCTTCAATGGTGAGTGGGATGCCCAAGACAAAACCCGTGAATCCGAGCGTAGTCGTATCGTTACCCCCGCTACCCAACAAGCCGTAGAGACACGCCATGCTGAGATCATGGAAGCCATCTTTGGTCAGGGTGAGTTCTTTGACATTCAAGACGATATTCGTGATGTCAATGGTAGCCCCCTAGATGTTGCTGCCATCAAAGCACAACTGATGGAAGACTTTAAAGTTGACAAGATTCGCAAGTCTATTGACCAGATTGAGTTACTTGCTGAAATCTATGGTACGGGCATCGGTGAGATTGTTGTCAAAACAGAGAAAGTCTTTGTTCCCGCTACTCAGGCAATACCTGGTCAAATGGGACAAGCCGCTATCGGAGTGGTAGAGCAAGACCGAATTGCAGTCAAGATTGTTCCTGTTAACCCCCGTAATTTCTTGTTTGACCCTAATGGAACATCTATTGATGACTGTATGGGTGTTGCTATTGAGAAGTATGTCTCTATCCACAAGATCGTAAAAGGTCAAGAAGAAGGCATCTACCGCAAGGTAAAAGTCGGCACTGACTCGATGGATACAGACTTAGAGCCTACCCAAGAAGTCTCCCAGTACGAAGACGATAAAGTTAAACTTTTGACCTACTATGGTTTAGTCCCTAGAGAGTATCTTGAGCAACTAGAGAACGAAGAAAATGGCGAAGTAGAAGACCTGTTCCCTGAAGACAGTATTCAGGATGAGTATTCCGATCTAGTTGAGGCTATTGTCGTTATCGCCAATGATGGTGTTCTTCTGAAAGCTGAAAAGAACCCATACATGATGAAAGACCGCCCAATCCTTGCTTATCAGGACGATACAGTTCCTAATCGCTTGTTGGGTCGTGGTACTGTTGAGAAGGCCTACAACTCACAGAAGGCTATTGATGCCCAAGTTCGTTCACACTTAGACTCACTTGCTCTGACAACTAGCCCAATGATGGCTATGGATGCTACTCGCCTCCCCCGTGGTGCTAAGTTTGAAGTAAAACCAGGTAAAGCTATCCTGACAAACGGCAATCCTAATGAGATTCTGTTCCCGTTTAAGTTCGGCAATACTGATGGTTCTAACCTAACAACTGCCAAAGAGTTTGAACGTATGCTTTTGATGGCAACAGGCACTCTTGACTCACAGGGAATGGTTACTGCCGTCTCCAGAGATGCGGGTCAGGGCGGTATTTCGATGGCTACTGCCTCGATTATCAAGAAATACAAGCGTACCTTGGTGAACTTCCAAGAGGATTTCATGATCCCATTCATCACCAAAGCCGCCTACCGCTATATGCAGTTCGATCCAGAGCGTTACCCTACTGTGGACATGAAGTTCATTCCTACGGCAGCACTCGGTATCATTGCTAGAGAGCATGAGCAACAACAATTCATTGCGCTACTCCAGACTCTTGGCCCTAATACACCTGTTTTGCCTATCATTTTGAAGGGCATCATGGCTAATTCTTCTCTGTCAAACAGATTTGAGTTGATCGAGATGCTAGACAAGATGGCTACGGCTGATCCACAGGCTCAACAAGCGGCTCAGATGCAACAACAATTGGCTATGCAACTGGCTCAAGCACAGATTGCTGTCCAAACTACGCAAGCAGAGCAGAATAAGGCTGAAGCGCAAAAGTTATTGACTGAAGCGCAATTGATGCCTATTGAGTTGCAAGC